CAGTTGTATTGGAAATACATAAAACAGACAATAACGGCGGTATTGGTTGGACATATGGAAATGTGTATATAAAGAATGGCTTAATAACAAGTATTCCACAATAAAGGAGCAGGACATGGAAAAAGAACAGGTTGAAATTACAGAAGAGGCAACACCGTTGCCGCTTGAATTAAATAAAGCACCAGCACCATTACAGGAAGAGGAAAACAAAGCAAAGACGGATACATTTAATTTCACAGAGGCAGTATTGCTTGCAATGAATGAAGAATAAAGGAGAGTGCGCAATGAGCAAAGAACAGGAAGAAATGCAGCAGGCAACAGAGGAACATATAGAGCAGCCGTTACCAGATGAACCAAAAGAGGAACAGAGTGAGCCAATGGGAATACTTACAAGCCGAGCGCATGAAGATATGACATTAGCAATTTTACAAGTACAGGCAGCCTATGGACTGCCAGCATATTTAACAGATCTGATTGTAACGGCAGTACTTGCGGATATCAGGGGCTGTGCAAATAAGGATTTGCTTAATGCATTGAGCAGAAAGGAGTAGCACATGGCGTTACAGAATGTACAGAGAATACAGATTGAGCTTGACGGCAGCGCACCTTTTGAGTATGTCGTGGCGAAAGCTGGGGAAAAAGAAAGCCGGATAGTAGAAGTTACACTATTGGAGAATAAGAAAGAGTTTACCATACCAGCCGGGACAACAGCCAAAATCAAGTATTACAAGCCGGACGGCAAATTTGTATTAAACAATGCCACAATAAGCGGAAATGTTATTACAGTGACATATACAGAGCAGATGCTGGCAGTTTCCGGCACTGGGCGTGGGGAAATTGTTTTATACAACGGAACAGCCGTATTACGAAGCGCAACGTATTACACGAAGATTACGCCAACGGTGTACAAGGAAAACGGGCTGATAAGCGATAATGAGTTTCTGGATATGGCAGAAAGCATTATTGCGATGAATAAGCAGACTGATAAGGCGATAAATGCAACCAAGAGCGCAGAACAGGCTGCAACAGATGCCAATACAGCAGCGGCAGCAGCAAACAGCGCAGCGAAAGCCGGAAATGCAGCGGCAACAGCCGGGAACAATGCAGCCAAGGCGGCAAACGATGCAGCAGAGGCAGCAAATGCGGCGGCAAACAGCGTAGACAAGACAAAGAAAGATGCGACAGCGGCAGCAGGAGCAGCCAACAGTGCAGCAAATGCAGCCAACGAAGCCGCTACAGCCGCCAACAATGCGGCGAAAGCAGGAAATGCAGCAGCCGCAGCCGGGAACAGCGCAGCTAAGGCAGCGAATGATGCAGCCGCAGCGGCAAATAAAGCCAAAGCCAATACAGTAACAGCAACACAGAACGCACAGACAGCAACCAGCGAGGCGAACACAAAGGCAGCCGCCGCCAATAATGCAGCCGCAGCGGCAAATAAAGCGGCGGCAGCCTGTGAGAATATGGCAAAGGGAATTAACAGCATGACGGACGGCACAACGGGCATTACCTACACAATAGGGATTAATGGCGGCATGGTGTATTTAGAATCAGTATAAGGAGCAGAGCATGGCAAGAATTTATTTAGCAGATAAAGAAACATTGGACAGTACACACGCAAATACAAATGCAATTCTGGCTGCATTAGAGGAAAGCGGCGGGGAACATAAAAAAGCGGTACGCTATGGTATCAAAATCAATAAGAGCGACAGCGGAAAAAAGAGCCGGGTAACATACTTATATGATGCTGTAGGCATGACACCTGCGGCAATGAATTATACGGACGGCACATTTAACTATGGTAGCTGGGGCAATGTTGAATTTGTAAAGAATAACTACCCTTGCATGGTTAAATTTGACGGCACAGAGGACTACAAGTTACTGGCAACAAATTACGCATTAAAGGCAGACGGTACAACGGCAAGTGATGCGGCAAACGTGGATTATGCAGGTAATGCAATGGCAGCATTTAAGGGCGGCTGGCTGTGCCAGTACGAAACAGCTACAGACGAATATATCATTTGGAGCAATGTAAAATATGATGACGGGTACAACGCATACCACAGAACTGCACCAGACGGAATTATCAGAGAGGGATTTTACCGCAGAATCTATACACCTACATTATTAAGCAACGTGGCAAGGTCTTTAAGCGGGCAGCAGCCAATGGCAAGCAAAAATGCAACGCAGGAACGTACATACATTAAAGCAAACGGCGATGTATGGGAGCATACAAGCTGGTGGGAATGGAATTATATTATTGCACTGTTAAAGATTATGGCAAAAACAGAGGATTTACAAGAAGCATACGGCAATGGAAATATGAGCGGTTATGTGAATGATTCAACGGAGTATTACGGAGTACTTGCCTCAGGCAGTATGGACGATAAAGGGCAGTTTTACGGATATAATGCCGGAAACAAGCAGATTAAGGTATTCCATACAGAGGCAATGTGGGGCGATCAGTGGGAGCGTATCTGTCAAATGGTATGCGATAAAGGTGTTGTGAAAGTGCAGCCGTATGGGGATTGCAATTTAACTGGCGCAGGATTTGAAAAAGTACTGGATTTTGCAGATTACGGAGTAAGCGGTAGTGTTGGTGGTTACATGAAAGATACTGTTATGACGAAAGCGGGACGTTTCCCGGTAACATATACAGGTAGCAGCTCAACATATTTGTGTGATTACTTTTGGTTGAATACGGGCATTGTGGCTGTGCCTCTTGTGGGCGGCGGCTGCAACAACGGGCTGTGTTGCGGGGCTTGCGTGGGCTTGCACAACACCGCTGGCATTGCGTACTGGCACGTTGCGCCCGGTCTTTCTTGCAAAATGCCTAACGCTGCGTAAGCAGCAAAAGGGGGAACGGGGGATTTTTCCCCCGCAGGAAAGTACAACATACGAAAATATAACGGTAGAGAGAATATAATAGGGGATTTCCGGGGCGTGGCTGTGCCTCTTGTGGGCGGCAACTGCAACAACGGGCTGAATTGCGGGGCTTACGTGAACTTGAACAACACCGCTGGCAATGCGAACTGGAACATTGCGCCCGGTCATTCTTATCAAATTATGGAAGATTAACCAAATGCCCCGGAAATTCCTACACCGCTGGCGGTTGAAATACCGCTGAAAGTGAAAATACAGCCGCAAAAGGTGCAGTATGGTAGCCGGGGCGAAACCCTTAGTTGTATAGCGTGGCGAATTACTGCAAGGCGATAAGAAAGAGAATAAGAATGATTAGTTTTAATGGCGTAAGCGAACAACTGTATATACCAGAGGAACAAATAAAAGATATATACAATGCATCAAAAGGAAAGAGTAAGAAAGAACAGGCGCAGATAGTAAAAGCGAATGTAGAACACTACAGAAAAGAACTGGATAAAAGATTAAAGAACAATACATTTGCACCGAAAAGACATAAAACAAAAATCATACAGGAAAATTCTTGTAAGAAAACACGAAAGATAGTAAAGCCACAATATATGTATGAGCAAATGGCGCACCATTCCGTAATGCGGGTATTTGTGCCGATTGCAATGAGGGGAATGTATTACCATGTGTACGGGAGTATACCGGGAAAAGGTGTACACAGAGGAAAAAGAACCGTAGAACGGTGGATAAGAGAGGATAGCAGAAACTGCAAGTACATATATAAGCTGGATATACGGCATTTCTTTGAGAGTGTGCCGCACAGAAGATTAAAGAAAGCACTAAAACGGAAAATCAGAGATAGGGAGTTGCTAAAGAAATTATTTATTATCATAGACAGCCATAAACCGGGGCTGCCATTGGGCTATTACCCGTCACAGTGGTTCGGTAATTTTTATTTGCAGCCACTAGATCACTTTATCATGGAGCAGTTACATGTAAAGCATTACATACGGTATATGGACGATATGGTTATATTCGGAAACAATAAAAAGGAACTGCATAAAGCGAGGCTGCAAATTGAGAAATTTATAACGGAAGAGCTGGGATTACAAATAAAGAAAAACTGGCAGGTATTCCGTTTTGACTATGTAGACAGAAAAGGCAAGCGCAGAGGCAGACCGCTGGACTTTATGGGGTTCAAATTTTATAGAGATAGAACAACGATACGAAAGAGCATATTACAGGGCATACGTGGCAAGGTCAACCGGGTAAAGCGAAAAGAAAAGATTACGTGGGTAGATGCAGGTAGTTTACTTTCTAGGCTGGGCTGGATTTGGCATAGTGACACTTACGCATATTACGAAAGATACATAAAACCATATGTAAAAGTGAAAGTGCTAAAAACGCTGGTTTCAAAGCACGCAAGAAAGGAGAACATACGCAATGGAATGGTACGCAGCAGAAAGCACCGCAGAAGAAAAACCGAAAGAGCTGGATATAACAAGCAGCCCGCACCTTGTATATAAGAGGCGCAATATTGAAAGAGTACCAATGAGCAACGAAAATGAGGAAAGCAAGGCAGGCGAAAAGTGGGTATATGAAGAATGTACGCAGGATAAAGAAGAGTATGAGAGCCAGCAGGCAGAATTATTAAGCCCAACTACAGAGGCAATCATGCAGGAAATTTCTGCATTGCAGATGCAGCAGACAGAAACGCAGATCACACTTGAAATGTTAATGGAGCAGTAGAAAGGCGGCACAGACATGTACGAAGAACTGAAAAAGAAATATGATAAAGGCTATATCACAAAGGCAACATTAAAAGGCTGGGTACGCATTGAGCGTAAGGTAAAGGGCAGAGGGATTACAGAGGAACAGTACGAGCAGATTACAGGCGAAAAATACGAGGCATAGGAGAAACACAGAGAAAATGGTAGAACAGGTAACAACTTACATTACGGCAAACTGGGTAGCATGGTTATTTGCCGGAGCGTATGCAATTCTTATTGCACTTTATAAAAAAGAGAAACAGCAGCATAAGGAAGAAAGAGAAGAAAACAAGGCAGTGCGTGAGGGATTGCAGGCACTTTTGCGGCAGCAAATCATAGATATTTGCCTAAAGTATGAGGAACGCAAAGAAGCCCCGGCATGGGCAAAGTAGGCTGAAACATCAGCATATAAAGCCTATGAAAAGCTGGGCGGCAATGATGTAGCACACGCAATGCATGAAAGATTTATGCAACTGCCATTATCAGACGGTAATTTAGAAACAGAAAGGATACATTAGCAGTAAATGACATATCGCAGGAGAAAGCGGCGTAGAAGAGTGACACCACAGGCGGCGGTAAGCTGGCTGTGGGAGTTCAGTAAAAAAGTGGTGTGGACGGTAACACTCTTATACATTGTGTCGTTTGTGTTCGCAATGGTTTTATGTTGGCGAGAGCTACAGTTCATAGGAAACACAGCGGCAATAACAACACTGATTACAGAATCAAACGAAACATTCCGGGTAGTTGTTGGTGGATATCTGATTAAAGCAGGAATAGAAAACGCCTGCAAGATTGTTACCAGTAAGCAAACGCCGCAGGAAGAAACAGACGATAACGCAGAGGGGTAAGGTGGTAATATGGGCTTTATCATGGAAAATATCAGAGTTATAGGAATTGTGTACCTTATAGGTGCAATCATTACTTTTATTGGTTTATTTGCTTTTTTTACGTGGGCAGCAAAGGCAGATGCCAAGGAACAGGAATTATACCCGGAATATCCGATAGAAGATGAAAACGAACCATTCAGCTTGTACATAACGGTTGTATTTATTATTTCCATTATGACGGCAATTATATGGTGGGGCGTACCGCTTTTGTTGGGTGGGTTGCTTCTTTATGACAAGATAACGCAGGAGTACCCGCAGTTAATGGGTGGCATGAATGACACAGAAGAAAAAGAAAACGGAAAGGAATAGAGAAAATGGAAAAAGTACTTTTTTATGTAGCGGCAGCATTGATTGCTGTAATGGTTTTGACACTGTGGGTAAATATTATTGTGGCAATCACAAAAAAGGTTGTTGCGTGGGACAAGTTCCCGGTGCAGGTGTGGGTAATGATTGTAGCCATTGCCTCTACATTGATTACCGCAGCAGCATTTGCACAGTATTTTAATATTGCGATGTTGTGGTATTACTGGGTAGCAGCTATTGCGCTGGGCTTTTTGGTATGCTATGCGGCAATGTTTGGATATGACAACCTTTATAAGCAAATCATGGAAACTGTACAAAAGATAAGGGAACTACTGGCAGGAATCACAAAAGACGCTGAATAGAAAGAATGAGGATAAAACTATATGAGCGTATTGATTGGACACGCAAGCATCAGCGAGAACGGAACTATTAACGGAAAAAAGGGAGATCAGACGGGAAAAGAGGTATGTGTAAGAAACTTTTATAGTAAACCATGGGATTTTATGGCAATCCACCCGGACGCAAACGTAAGAGAGAAGCACGCAAAAGCGGTAGAGGCAGGCTGTGCAAATAACAATATCGGATACGGACAGGGCGATAGAAACACGCTGAACACAGAGGCAAAGAAAGTAAATTATGATTTGTCAAAAGTAGGGTTGTGCAATACGGACTGTAGCGAGTTCCAGAACGTGTGCGCCGTTGCATCTGGCGCAGCAGGCGTAACGCATGGCAGTAATGGGTGGACTACAGCAACCATGCGTAACGCATTAAAGGCTGCGGGCTACAAAATCATTACAGACAGTGCATTTCTGAAAAATGAAAATTACTGTGTAAGAGGTGCAATCTATGTAAAAGAAAGCTCACACACCGTATGCGGGCTGACAAATGGAACATACGCAGCACAGACGCTTGCAAAAGCCGGGATTGGCGGGTACGCCGGAAATAACAACTATTCTGGCAAAGGAATTGGTACAGCGGTTGCAAAATGCGATATGAACATCAGAAGCGTAGCAGAAGTAAAGAGCAATACTGTATACAGTTCGATTAAAGCGGGCACAAAAGTAGAAGTGCTGGAGGTGTTGGCAAATAGCTGGTATAAGATTGTATGGGCGGGCGCATCTTGCGGCTATGCTTATACATCGAATACAAACAATAAGTATTATACATATACCGCCAACAGCAAAAACAACAGTACCAGCACAAGCGGCAGCAGTGGATTAAAGCAGACGCAGAAACCAGAATCAGCGTTGTGTTTTGATAAGACGCTGGCGGGTGCATATGTTGTTACAG